GGTCAACTGTTGCCCTGATAATTTTATCAGTTCATTCATCGCCGCCTTGGCTCGAGCCTGCTTGATAATTGAGCCGGTGAGATTATCCAACGTACCTTGCAACTCAGCAGCACTGGTATTCTCCACGCTCATGTTTTTTATCACATCAGGGTAAAGCTCATTCAACTTATTCAATGCGGCATTGCGTGTTTCCCGCGATAGTTTTTCATTCTTGGCTACACCAATTAACGCGGCGCTTTTGCCATATTCATCTTGAAGTAACTTGTTCGTTTCTACCCGAACATTGTTAGCAGCTTTCTGCTCATTCGTTACTTTCTTCACTTCGCTTCGGAAATTCCCAAATGCGACAACAAGCGCACCCACGGCAATAGCCGCAATACCCAGCGGGCTGATGGCCATAGTCATATTAAGTGCTTTCTGAGCAGTAGCTGCAATGGAGGTCGTAGCAGCAAGCGCCTTGACCTGATCGGTCAGGGCAATGACGCTGCCAATGGCCTGGCTCATGGCCATCAAGCTCTGCAATCGTGCTGTAACCTCAGCCGCTTTGTCCGCCTTTACACCGAGCATATTCATAGCACCTTCAACACCGGCAATAATACCAATCGTTGACTGCAAGGCTCCGCCGAATACCTTAATCTTACCCTCCATGTGGCCAGCCTCGACCATCATCTGAAGGTCTCCCATCCTGTCCTTGGCCGCGCCTGCCTGCTTCAGGGTTTCCCGGAATGCCTTGCTCCCGGCCTCGCCCATGCTTTCGTAACTTGCCGCAAGGTTGAACAGCGCCCGGTTCTGGGCGCGTAGCGTTCCGGCATTAGCAGCGTCCTTGGTAAACTTTTCCGCCGCCTTAGCCATGCGCTGTTGGTCAGCAATGGCGCTATCCGCCGTCTTACTCAGCGCCGCCTTAGCTTCCGCCAGCCCTTTCTTCAGCGCTTCAGCATCTGCGCTCAGGACAATGTTTATTCCGCCTCCGCCTTTGGCCATGTCTTAACGGTGGTAATTTACGTCGAACTCTGAAGCTATGTAATACACTTGGTCATTCTCGGCTTCGTCTTCCGGAAGGTGGCTCTCTCCAATGTAGTCAATCTGAGCTACGGCTGTGCCGTTGTACGTTCCAGGTGTCTTTCGGTCGAGCGCCGTGCGCACCGCCTCCATAATGTCCTGTGCCTCGCCTGCTGTGGTGGCGTAGATGTTCACCTGAACCGTGCCAAAGTCGAAACTGCTCGGCCCGTCGTGCGTTGACATAGGCCTGTTGCTCAGGAACTGGTGGGTGATGTACGGGTATGGTGCGCCTTGTGTGGCCCTTACCGGAAAGATGTTTGTGCTTACCAGATTGGTCACTCCGCCGGTGTTGCGCAGGATGTAGTCAACTGCTTTGATTGCTTTGTTCATCGTCTATTTTTTTGGGCAGCGTTGCCGGGAATCGTTTATCCACAGCAATCTGCCGTGCAATGCGTATTGTTTCTTTTTGCCGGCGCTCCCGCTCATCTGGAAACTCCAGCAGGTCGGTCGGCTTTAGCTGCTTTTTGGTGTGAACCTGAAGCAACATCGCGGCCAGCCAGCGCGTTTTGTCCCATTCGGCCCGGTCGCGCATGAACTCCAGCCGCTGAAATCCGGCCAGCTTCCTGCGGAACCAGTAGGGCGTCGCGTCGAGGAACTGCTGTTCGGTAAGATTTAGCTCACCGTAGGCAATTTCCTCGACGCGCTCCCATGTCAGGACTTCTTCTTCGCCGGGGCTTCCTGCTCCGGCTGTGGTTCGTTTCCCTCATCTGCCTCCGGTTTGATTCCAAGGAACTCGTTCCATGCCTTGGTATACACCGTTATGGCCGGGGTCAATTCCTCCAACCTGTCGATGCTGTTGGCGAGGTCTTCAATGGATTTAAACGGCAGCGGCAAGGCTTCTTTGTCCTTGATGTTGCCTGTTTTCATTCCGTAGAATGCCACAACGAGCATAAACTCAAACACTTCGGCCATATTTGCGCTCCCTGCCTTTTCGGCCAAACCTTGCAAATCGGTCTTAAGGTCAGTCAGAATATGGCGGAAGGTCGCCATGTTGTAATAAAGAGGATAATTTTTGCCTGCGATTTTGATTGTTTTCATGTAGTTAAATTATTAAGATACTGTGCCTTGAGTGATGGTGCCGGTCATTTGCAAGCTGCAAGTGAAAGTTGCTGCGTCGTTGTTGGGAGCGCTAAAATTCACGTTGCTGATGATGGCAGATGCTTCGTAATAGTTGTCGCCTGTTGACTGAGTTGACCAGCGCACGGTGATGGCTGTACCAGCCAGCGCGTCGGTTACAAGATCGCTTGGCGATACAAGGCTGCCTCCTATTGAGGTGTCCTGCTCAAGCAGTCCTTCAAATTCAAAAGTACCGCCCTTCTCGCCGGCAATATATTCCTTGTAGCCGGCTGAATCTTTGGTGGTGATTTCAATCATGTCAATTGAAATGTCCGCGCTGGTGCTGCGGCCATTCGCAATCTTAGTCGGGGTGGTGCTGATGGTCTTATATAAAGACACCAGGGTTCCGTTTACAATTCCAGTTGTTGCCATTGGTTCTTATTTTATTTAGTTTTGTTTTCAATTATCTTTATTAGCCCGTCGCGGATGCCGTCGCGGACTTTGTTACCATTTATCTGCATTGCCATCTGCATAAATTTATATGCCCTGCGGGTGCTTATCTTGCTATCTGTTTGCAGGATGTTGCCGTACTTACCCGGATAGCTTTTGCCGCCCTGATATGCGCCGCTGTTATGCTTAATGCCAATCAACGCCACGTTAGGATAGGCTTTATCATTTTTGCTGATGAACCCTATCGCTTTACGCAATGCACCGGTGCGGTGTGGCGCCATATTGCGTGCGCTATCAACCAAGGTCTGACCGTTGCGTTTTAGCACCTTCTGCACCTGCCCGGATTCAAGCGCCTTCACAATATGGTCAAGCTGCTTCAGTTGTTCCTCTGCGCCTTTAATTTCAATTTTAATCACTCCTGCCTCCTTGCTTTAATTTCCATCATGTGCTTACGGCCTACCTCGGTAACGGCCAGAATGTTATACACTTGACCGCCGTAGGTCAGCCGGTCTTTAGGGTTCAGCCCGGCGTAGTATCGGATAGTGAACGTTACCGGCAATTCAGCTTCCCGCTTGTCACCATTCACGCCCTCGCCGCCGGTGTCCGGTCGGTACATAGCAGGCACGGTCGCAAGGGCGCTCCACGTCTTTACCTGCTCGCCGATAGCGCTGGTAGTGGTGGTGTACCGCTGCAAGGTAATCTGCCTGTCCATTCTTCCCGGGTTCATACAAATTCAATAACGCGGTAAGGGTTTAACAAAAACTCGCTGCCGCGGGTCATGGTCGTAGTCGTAGTTCCCACAATGGTATTTTTTCGCTCTTCGTACAGGTCGCCCACATTCAGCAGCACCGCTGCGCGGATGGCTCCGGGCAGGTTGCCGGGCAAGTAGCCCAGCTGGCAGTTGAACTGGATAGGATCCAGCCGGTCGTCGTACTGTGTAGGTGGGGTCTCGATGAACCACAGCCGTATCCGGTCGCGCTGCAAGTGTGTGTTGTATTCGCTTGCGGCTAACGTCTGTATGGCGTTGTTCGTGTCATAATACTTGATACTGCTGAACGCCTGCGGCTTGCCATGCAGGTCAATCATATCCGGCCACTCATCAAGCTGGTATTGCACGTTGGAAAGGCGCAGCGGATAGCCTACATAGTTCTCGCAAATATCAAATGCAGCGTCGAGGATGGCAGCCAGGTAGGCGTCTTCATCCGTGTTGACAATGCGCAGATGGTCTTTTACATCGCTCAGGGCAATGTATGATGTTGCGGGGTGGACTATGTTGACTACGCTGCGGTTCACTTTCTCTTGCGCTGTGGCTTACTTGTTGCGGTTTCGGGTGCTGTTTTGGCGGTTGCTGTTTCGGTTATCTGAATAGCTTGAGGTGTTTCTTGTAGGGTTTCTTGCGGGGTCAGATAAACGGCCCTACCAGATTCAACCAATATCTCCGCCTGCTTCTCATCCAGTTCCACCACGTCACCAATGAACAGCCCCATGTAGAACGGAGCTGCGCCTACCGGTGCCGTAATTTTTATTTTTCTGTTTGCCATTGTCGGGCTAATTAGCCCCGGCGGGTGACATCGGTGTCACCTTACGCAGTCCATCTGCCGCCGGAGTTCCATGAAACACAACCAATATCGCAGGCTGTGTATCACTTAGGGAGATTATTACGCGGTCAGCGCGTCGAGCATCGCAGCGAAGCTAACCGGACGGTGAACGTTTGCGTCAACGTAGGTGTTCAGGATAACCTCGGTAATGCCGTCCTTTGCCTTGGTGTAGGGGTTTACCATAATGTCGATACCGCCCCAGCTTGCCAGACCGAGGTCAGCCCAATTGCCGAAGAAAATTGCAGAACACACTCCGGAGCTGCTTCCTTTGGTCAAGGTGCTGGATACTGAGGTAGTCACGGCGCAGTTGAAGCCATTCAGCAGGTTGGGCTGTTGCATGATGAAGTTGCCTTCAACACCGCTTGACTGCTTGGCAGTTTGTTGGAGCTTATTAACCACCAGGGGGTTGGTGCAATAAGCCAGGCTGCCCATGTCGGCGTCGTCGATGGCGATTTCTTTGTACAGGCCGGTGATGTGCGCCCAGGTAGGAGCAAGACCGTTAGTTCCGCCTACGATGGAACCGATGCCGGATGTGCCGGCTACGCCGTCAATACCTGAACCGTTTCCGTGCAGGGCAGCAGCTTGCAATTTAGCAGCTACGGCACGCAGCAGGAAGTCCTGAAGGTAAGCGTCAATTGAAGCGGAACTCTGCATCATTAGCTGCTTGCTCACGTCCACGAATGCGGCAAGACGATTCGGAGTGTAGCTAATCTTGGTGCTGGTGGGGCTTACCTCATCTGCA